TGTATTTCCCCGCATCAAAAAATGACGCTCAAGGTTTTATGAGTGCATTGACATACGCAAGAAGGGGATCGCTGATGGCAGCTTGCGGCATCTCGCCCGTCGATGATGATGGGGAAGCAGCCACCCGTAAGGCAGCGCCAGCGCCGGACATCACTGACCACTTGGCCGCAATCGAGGCAAGCGGCAACAGTGAGGAGTTGGCCACGGTTTACAAGGCAGCACTTGAGGCCTGCCAAGGAAACCAGGCGCTTCAGACCAAGGTGATTGCAGCCAAAAAAGCACGGGTCGAGCGTGCCAAACAGGAGAAACAATCATGATCGAATTGGCTGAAGTAACTCAGGGCAGTGAAGCATGGCAAATGGTCAGATGTGGCAAAGTGACGGCTAGTCGTTTGGCTGACGTGCTTGCCAAAACCAAGTCTGGATATTCATCAAGCCGTGCCAATTACATGACTCAATTGGTGCTTGAAAGGGTTACGGGCACAAAAGCAGAGTCATATACAAACGCAGCCATGCTTCACGGCGTAACTCAAGAGCCTTTTGCCCGAGCTGCTTATGAGGCGCATACAGGCCAAATGGTGGAAGAAGTGGGGTTCTTGCCTCACCCCGAAATTGCCGACGCTGGAGCCTCGCCAGATGGCTTGGTGGGCGATGATGGCATGGTCGAGATCAAGTGCCCCGCGTCCAGCACGGCCTTGGAGGTCTGGCTTGCCCATTCGCAAGGCGGCAACCCTGTGGATGCCAAATACTACGCACAGATGCAGTGGCAAATGCGCTGCGCTGGTCGGTCTTGGTGCGATTACGTGGTCTTTGACCCACGGATGCCAGCCAAGGCGCAACTGTTCATTTTCCGAGTCGTGCGCAATGACGAATGGCTCAAGACTGCGGAAAGTGAAGTCGTCACGTTTTTGGCTGAAGTTGATGCCAAAGTGAAATCCCTCAAAACCATCATTGGAGAATAAACCATGTCCCGTGTCAGTAAAGAAATCTCGTGCATCACAGGCGAATACACCAACGCAGCTGGGGAGCGCAAGAAGCGTTATCAGCGCATTGGCTCAATCATCAACACCAAGAACGGCGATATGCTGAAGTTGGATGTTATCCCGCTGCGCGAGGGCGGTTGGGACGGTTGGGCGTACATAAACGACCCTAAGCCGCAAGAGGAACGCCAAGAGCGCCGCCCAGCATCGTTCGATGACCTCAGCTTTTAACCATGCACGCCGCCAGCATTGAAAAGAGCGAACGCCTTGGGCGTGTTCTGGATCTGCTGTCACAGGGTGGGGAGTTCTCCACCTTGGACATCATCAAACAAGCCAACGTCTGCGCTGTGAACAGCATCGTGGCCGAGCTGCGACAAAACGGCTTTGACATTGACTGCCAGCGCCGTGGCGATAAGTGGTTCTATCGGCTCGAAAAATAATTTGAAAATATTTGCAGAAACCTCTTGACGCCTGTTTAGTTTGCTATACAATACACCCATGCCCAGCAATAACGCAAAGGGTCTTTTAAGGAAACGCAATGACTTTCAACATCAACAACAACACCCTCGTGATCGCCTTGGCTGTCGCCTTGGGCGTCGTCAAGTATGGCGTGATTGCTGCATATCTTTACCTCTAATTTTTAACAACAACAAAAGGACAGCATCATGAAAAATATCTCCCTCATACACCGCTCCAGCGGCCCATTGTCAGACGCGCTCAAGCGCATCAAGGGCGATTACTATCGCAGCACCTCTTGGGTGCTCTCCCAAGAAACCGCCAAGTCACTCATCGGTGGCCTGGTGTTCCTTCACGAAAAGCAAAATGAACGCTCGTACTTTGGCGGCGAGATACTCGACGTCATCCCCTCGATGGATCCAAGCCTAGAAGGTCGCTTCGACATCATCTTCAAAGCGCTGCCAGAGTGCAAAGACGTGCGATGCCTTGGCGGCTGGGGCCGCGAGAAGGCCATCTGGTGAACTGAAACAAAAGGAAACATCATCATGAAACCCATCACCAAATACCTTGTGGCGGCGGTTGCCACTGTTCTCTTGACCTCGGTGACTATTTACAAAGAGGCGCAGGCCCAAGTCAGCTGCGAATCGGTCAACCGCTTGGCCAAAAGCGTCATGTCGGCCCGTCAGTCGGGTGCCGCATTGTCAGACATGCTCAAAGTGCTGGATGGCCCCAACAATAAAACCACTGGACCATTTGTGCGAGCCGTCGTCATGGAGGCCTTTGAGCATCCACGCTACAACACCGAGTCAGTTCAGCAGAAAACAATCACTGAGTTTGCCAACCAGCAAATGCTGATGTGCGTAAAGATAATGAACCAGTGAAAAGGACAACATCATGAAGCACCACAAATATCACCAACACTACCAGGTCAGAGCTGCCAAGCTCCATTTCAGAGCGCAGGCTGCGTTCGACTTTTTATGTAATCTTGCGGTTGCCACTGCCATTGGCATCGGTCTCGCAGCCCTCTTGGTCGCATGGTGGTCGTCATGAGTGACTACAACACTCAAAAGATGAACGGTCGCCAAGCCGACGAGGATTACGCCGAGGCCTTGGAATACGCAAGAGAGGCTCGGGCGGCTGAACTTCTTGAACCCGGTGAGGATTGTTACCCGTTGGACGGGTTCAATATCTGCGAAGCATTGAACGAATCATCGTCCAGAGAAAAGCAACTCTTAGAACAGCTGTTGAGCGAACGCCAATTCGATCAAGCTGGCGTTCTGGTGGCAAGTATCAGTCAAGCATATTGGGCGAAAAAGGCCGACGAAATGGCCGAGGAGGAGTTAAGTTGAACTTGCCGACTTTATTTTCAAAACCCCCCTTGGACGAGTGCCGAGCCAAAGAAGTGGCAACGCTGCGCGACGTGTTTGCGTGGCAAGCCCTTCAGGCCGAGCTCATGCTGACTAGGGGAATACCCTCAGACCCGGAAGCCCTCCAACGAGTGGCTGCATACAGTTATTTGATGGCCGATGCGATGCTGGCTGAAAGGAAAAAATGACTAAATTGACACAGTGGCTAAAAAGCCTTTACACCCATCCCAACCCTGAAGTGATGGCAATGCGCGAGCTCGACATGGCCAAGAGGGGGCTGCTGGAGGCCCAGACTGCAAAGGATTGGGCAGCTGCTTCGTGCCAATACCAAGAAGCTCGCATCAAGCGTTTGACTGCCTATTTGAACAAAGCGACTGAGGAGCAAGCATGAATGTAGGACGCTATTTAAGGGGCGAAGACCGCCATGTTGGTACAGCAAGAACAACACAGCCTCAGCCACCACAGCGCACATGGGTTGGGCTGACGGATGATGAAAAGCGGCAGCTATTTGAGCGCGAGGACTATCAAGGCTGGCTCGACTACATCAACGCCATCGAAGCCAAACTGAGGAGCAAAAATGAAAACCGTAATTGAAATGGCGCGAGAAGTTAGATGTGAATCAGATTTAACGTCTGAGTTGCTTTGCGGGTTGTTTGCCTACGACAGTGCAAATCTGCGCTGGAACGTTAAGCTAAACAAACGAGTGCTGATTGGCGAAATTGCTGGATCAAAAGATGGTCACGGCTACGTACAAATAATGATTAACGGTAAGCGATACAAGGCGCACCGATTGATTTATTTGATGTTTTGCGGGTCGCTTCCAAAAGTCATTGACCACATAAACGGAATAAGAGACGACAACCGGATTGAAAACCTACGCCCAGCAACGCTTGAAGAAAACGCCAGAAACGCTGTAAGACGGATTTGCAACACAAGCGGGTCAAAAAATGTGTATTGGTATGCCCGACATGGGAAATGGATGGTGGCAATTAAAGTTGACGGAAGGCAAAAACATATTGGGTATTTCGACACGATAAGCGCTGCCGAAGCCGCCTCTATCGCAGCAAGAAATAAACATCACAAGGAGTTTGCACGACATGTCTAAAACTTATACGCAGGAAGAAGTAAATGCAATAATCGAGCTTGTCCGTGCTGACGAAAGAGAGGTGTGTGCAAAAACAAAAGCTGGAAAGCCAAGAGAATTGAAAGCTGTTGGTCGCGGAAGGCTATTGGATGAGCAGCAGTTTTGTTTTGACAAAGGGTGGCGTGAGGGCGCGGCATCTGTTCGCGCCGCCATCCGAGCAAGGAGCAACACATGAACGAAGAATTTAACAAGTGGTGGGATGAAGACGACTTGACAACTGAAGGTAATAATTTTGTAGATGGCACACCTGCTTATTGGGCGTGGGAGGGCTGGTGCGCTGCGGTTAAGGCCGAGCGTGAGGCGTGTGCAAAGGTGTGTGATGACTTTGAGCGTGCCAAATGGGAGTCTGTCAAGAACATCACCCAGAACGGTGGCCGCTTGGCATTTGCTGGCCCTATGCACTGCGCTGCCGCCATCCGAGCAAGATCAGGAGAAAAAACCAGTGAGTATTAAGTGCCCCCAATGCTCATCGTGGACGCGAGTAAAAGAGACTCGGACACGCAAGACCGATGGGGTTGTGACCCGCAGATACGAATGTGCCAACCTCCACCGATTCACCACCGAAGAACGAGTCAAGGAAAATGATCAAGTGACTTTAATGTTGCCTGCTGCGTCGATGACAATCGTTCCGGCAGGGTTTGTCACGACATAAGGGGTTTTCCCTGTTGATGACCCAATGAGGATTGCGCCGTGTTGACCCGCCGCCTCGGCACGGCCTCCGTCGCCATGATGATCTGTTGACACTGCTCCATAACCCGGCACTTCTCCACCCGCTGCGACGTTGTAGGTTTTCCCTGCAATGACGACATTCATTCCTGAGCCGTTGACGTTGTGAACGGCTGGCCCACCAGCACCGCCGCCTGCTGCTCTGTTTACGACGGCCGAGCCGTTACCCAATGGCGTGCCGCCCACGTTTCCGTAACCAGTAAGGCCGCCTTGGCTTGTTTGCGTTGCCGCGCCCGGCTTTTTGGCGTGTGAAAGTTCACCGCCTGCGCCTCCACCAGAACCGCCAGCCAGACCGTCATATTGAGTGCCGCCCCTTACGTCCGACCCGCCACCGCCGCCGCCAAATGCGGTCAGTGTGCCAGTGATGCCCGGGCCGCTGAATGTTGAATCTTGGCCGTTAGTGCCAGTTGGGTCGCCGCGCTGTCCCGGAGCCCCTGTCGTGTAATGGTACGTTCCGGCAGTCAAATTCAAAGTCCCATATAAAACACCACCAGCGCCACCCGCTCCTGCGACGTGCCCAGTGGACATGTTGCCACCACCACCGCCGCCCCCGATGATTGCAATACTGATTGAAAACCCTAGAGGAGCGCCATAGAAGTCAGTCAAGCAGATCTTGCCTGCCGTTGGGATTGCTCCATTAGTGCCTTTGGTGTTTGCGGGGACTCGTCCACCGCCAGCGTAAAAGTCGCTCAGGTTGGCAACTGTGACCCCTGTTTTGGGAAATTGTTTTGCAATGTCTGCAAGGCAAATCGTCCCTGTTGTTTGCAGTGGCATAAAAATTCCTTTTAAGGCTTGAAGGCGCAGACGTTGGCGGCGGCAGCAACTTCGCCGGGGAAGTGAAAATTGGCCCCAGTTCTTGTGACGCTTTTGAGCAAGGTTTCTAACGCTGTCACACGCAAGGCGAGCGCATCAAGGTCTGTCTGCAATGCGTGCTTTGCAGCATCGGTCAGTGTTTCATACAGGCCTGCTGCATCGGTTTTGCTGAGATATGTTGTCGAGGCGTGTGTTTGTGTTTCATACTTGGCAGCAGCGGCTGTTGCTGTTTCGTATGAAGTCATCCCCGCGATGGTCTGATACGTCGAAGCAGCGTGCGTTTGGGTCTCGTATGTAGTGCCCAAGGCGGTTGTGGCTGTGGCCGCATCTGCTTTGGTCTGGAACTTGGTATCGGCTGCCGCGATTGTGTAATACAGCGACATGCCGGTTTTTAGTTGATAAGTCGCCGCCGCTGTGGCTGCTGCTGCTTGCGTGTAATAAGTCGTAGAGGCCGCTGTTGTGGTCAAGTAGGACGCCATGTCCACCTTGGTTTGATACTTGGCATTTGCCGCAGTAAGCGCCGCTGCGTCTTGGTCGTCTACATATTTTTTGTCAGCTGCGTGCAAGTTGTTGGTGGGTGCGCCGGACAAGACCAAAGCGCCAGTCATGGCGACTGAGCCATCGCGCAAGATGTATGCGCTTGTGTCAATGCTAGAGCTGAGACTGTCCCAGTCTGTCCCGGTGTAAATGATGGCGTCGCCTTTTTGTACTGTTGCCCCAGTCAAAGTGCCCCAACCAGCGCTTACTGTGCCGTTTGCTCTTGCGATGTAGAACTCGCCAGCTTGGTGCGTGCCTGTTGGGGCCGTTGTGACGTCGATTGTTCCTTTGAAAGTCATGCCCCCAGGGATTTGCAACATGCTTGCATCTAAGATTCCCGCAGCATTTAACCGTGGCCATTTGCCAGCGTCTGCTGTCCCTGCTGACTTGCTAATGGTCTCGGCTTTGGACACGTAGCCCTTGAGCTTGTTGATGATGGCATCCAAGCCAAACAAGTGCCAAACCGACCCGTCGAAAACCATCATCTCCTCTTGGAGCGCAGTCTGCCCTGCGAGGTCGCCAAGCAAAAACGTGTAGTCTGTTGGTGTGTTGATATACCAAACGTCGCCACGTTTTGGTGATGAGGGGTACTCAGTGCCAGCCGATGGGTCGAACTCGCCTCTAAAAAACATGGCTCCTTGAACGCTCAAGGGCATCACCCCGATGGGGACATACCCACCAGCATCCAGCTTAACAATCGAGCCAGCATTGGCTGGCCCGCCGACGTCCACTGCTTTGATGAAGGAATTGTCTACAAATCCTTGCGGGTTTGTTTTGACAATCCGGTTGCCAGCGGCTGGAGTGCCTCCCACGCTGATTGCGGTGTAGCCGACATTTCCTGGCGAGAGCGCCACGTCGGTGCGTGTGACTGCGGTGGCCTCTGGGATGGTGGCAAAAGTGCCTTTGGCGTTTGCCTCAACCCATTGGCGAGACACGGCACTGGTGGGCAAAACCACTGTTCCTGCTGTTTGTGGCCAGAGCTGCAAATCGCCTGTCATTGCGCCGCCTGCCAGTTGAAGATACTTGGCGAGCTCGGTTGAAACGGCTGCGGACAAACCCGTGGCCGATCCAGTCACATAAGGGAGGGCGCTGAACTTGGTGGCACCGTCTCCGACTTTGATCTTGACCTCGCTGGTGGCGGTGCGCTCAAGGGCAAGCTCGCCGCTGCCAATCACTAGGTCGTTCGCTGCCCACTCGGCGGTTGCGCCGACAAGTTGGCGCTGTCTTGCGTAGGTGGTCGTCATGTTTTAATTCTCCATTAAATAGTGGCAGCCGGAAACAAGGGCGATCCGGCAACGATTTCATCGGTGGCGACTTCAAAAAGTCGTCGAGGGTATATCCAATCGGGCGTAGCGACATCGAGCGGGGTTTTGGCCACGATCCAGTTGTCGCTCAATACTGCGGGAGGAGAGTACAGGCTGCGAGGGGCGAGCTCGCCTGTGACAGAGATCTGGACATGCTGGTCACGATTCAATGGGGTGATGCTGAGCTCAGAGATGAATCGCACCACGTGAGGCGTGCAGACTTTGGTGGGATTTTGACGGCTGGAGTCACTGGAAAAGATGTTCATCTTGAACCAGCTGTAGGCGTTTGATTTGACCCACTCTTGCCAAGCGTAGAGGTCTTTGACTGGCACAGTGAAAGCCCATGTGTAGATCTCAGGCATGTTGCGGTACAGCCTGCGCTGGCGTGCGACCCCAGATCCAAACGCTGTTCGAACAACGCCCATGTCGACGTCGATCTGATAGCCTTCGATGAGGGGGTCGGGCAGGGTTGAGGGGTATTGTGGAAGGGCCATGTTCAGCTCGGTGCTCGGGGTGCGAGCTCGCCAAGGACTGCGATCTCGACGTATTGTTCGCGGTTTAAGGATGCAATGGTGATGTTGCCAATGAAGCGTACCGTGTGCGTGGTGCAGTGTTTTTCGGTCTGGGTCTTGCTTGACTCATGGGTCATAAAGTCAATTTTGAACCATTCGTAGCCAAACTCGTTTGCCCAGTCTTGCCAATTACTTAAATTTTTGGACTCAACTGCAAACGTAAAGTTATAAATCTCGGGCT